TTCTTAGACGCAACTCCATTTACTACTTGGAAATCATCTAATAAAACTAATTCATCTTTCCAATAAGATGGTGCTGCTTTCAAAGGAATATCTATGCTTTTGATATAATCCGCTTTTGCCTTCTCAAGTATAGAAAAATGTGAGAAAGGTTTTCTAGTAGATAATACTTCAACTATGCGATTAACTCCATATCGCTTATCACCACCATATGTAAAAGGAGCTGGGCCAAACCTATACGGAATTTTAAAGGCTTCTACTACGTCTTTATAAATAGGAGTATACACAACTCGAGACTCGGGCTTATATCTTTTATGTATAGTTCCTATAATTTCTACTCCATCAATACGCTTATCAGTGACTAGGAAAGGATTATTTTTATAAACATCCAAAGTATGTATATCACTCCCAAACATACTAGTATTAAAACCACTTTGTTGTTCTAGAACGCAGTCTTTCCTACTGGCTAAAGCCTTTTCCAAAACTGTCCTGGAAATATATTGTGCAACACTAATCCTAGAAGTAGAATTACCTCCAACATGAATTCCCAATATACTACTTGATTTATGAGTATGATCTATCAATACAGCTCCGCATAAGCCTTTAAAATTATCACTCTTATAAAAGTACCCAGAAAAATGTCTAGTAGTATTTTTATCTGTATTATAACAATCATCCGAGTATTCTATATCGGTAGCATCCATAGACTTAACTACGCCTCCTTTCTCTTTCCAGTGTAACTTTCCTACCATCTTTTCTTTGTTAGGTTTAGAAGGAAAGTATTCTACTAACGACTTAGTTCTCATATGGTCCATTGCCTCCGGTAAGTATAATAAACAACTATCGCCCTCTAGATCCGTAACATCTTCTTTATTAAGTACTATTTCTATATAGGCATTACCAGGTCTATTCTCATCCATTACTTCTACCTTATTTAATCTAATAATCTTTCCAGCAGATTTTTCTACAAAATGTTTAGGTAATATCAAAAATTTGTTACAAGGAGATAGACTAGTTACAAAGTCCAGAGTGTCCACATCTTTAACATAAAAAGAGTTTTTCACTACACTTTGCTCTAAAATGTTAAACTTAGAGTTTTTAAGTACTGTAGGTATCTCTAACTTCTTCTCCACTTTTTCATCATACCATCTTACTGTAGGACGGTTATCAAATGCGGCAATTTCACTAACAGGTATTTCGTAACCTACTTGGGCTGTACAGTACAATTTCCGCAAACTGGTACAAAATGAAGGTAGAAACTTAGCTAAAATTAAATAAGAACCTATACCTGGTAATAATAAATCTCTCAATATATCCGGATCTTCTTTCTTAATGTCTTTTTCTAATTTCGAAATGCTCAAACCGCATGAAAGACAATATTCTCCAAAAGACATAGAAGTATGTAATTTATCAACTAACTTTTCCTTAACAGTTTTAGACTTCAAAAACAATGTATAAACTAAATTAGTAAACGTATTACTTAAAGGCACTTCACTCCGGGGTACAAAAGGAGCCATAGCATTAGAATATACTAAATAGTTACAATAATCTACTGCCATAGGTATCCGCAACAGAGGATGTTTGGCATAACAATAAGCTCCCACTATAGTACCTTCCACAGCAGTAGGAATGAAAGAAGTAGGATTCTCTACAAAATCAGCTACATATTTTAGTAGTTTTATAGCAAAATATTCGAGTATATCACAAACCATTTCGTCAAACCAAGTTTTCAAACTATTAATTAATTCTTTAATAATATTGGATGTAGTTGTTAGCAAATCATTAGTAACCTTGATTTTCTCCATAATAGTACTAATCTTTAAAGACCTTACTGCATATAACAAACTTTCAATATTATTTTCCTTACCATCTTGACAAAGTATTTCAGTAAAATTAGATAGTTCATTAAGACACTCAATATGTCTAGACCTTCTATAAGCGGCTCTATCTAAATTTGAGACTGAAATAGTAGGTAAATTATGTTGAACCAAAATCTCTTCTACAATCCTTCGTTTAACTGGTTCTTTAGGCAATTCAATATCAGGTTTCTCCTCAGTGTTAAGACTACAAATAACATCACTATTAGTTATCGATTCATCTCCTTCCTGACTCTCCTCTTCGCATTCACTTTCTTCCTCGAATTCGTCCTCCATACTACTACAATCGCTTTG